ATATGCAAGTCCTGCAGTCATACATGGTACAAATCTGTATGGTACATCTGCATCGTTTGTATATTTACCTACGTCATCAATTCTTTTAGCATAGTAGTAATTAATTTTATTACCAGCTTCGTTTGGACCAGGAGTTAAGAATAAAGTTATTGTTACTCTATCAATAAATCTTTGTACAAAATATTGAGTTGGTGTTCCTTTTGCTGATTTACTTGCAAACGATTGATAAACAGATCTGTTTACTTTTGTTAATGGAAAATCAATATTCTCTGCATTTCTATATGAAGCTTCTAAAACATCATCAACTCCATAAATTGCAGTTGCATCAGAAGTACCATCAGATGTCGATCTAAACATTGTATAGACAGCTTGACCATCTACTAAAGTTAAATCGTTGTTTGCAATTTCCCAATAATGAAGACCTCTGTTGGCCCACTCTTGAAACATGATGTTTAATGATCTTCTTGCAGAACTTAACTGTTGACCGGTTACACCAGTCATAGCTATTCTTTCATAAGATTCGTGAACTATTTCATCTATCGAAAACCCTTTTTCAAAGGTTGTTGTTCCTGAAGTAGTGTTAGCCACTTAGACCTCCTACTTATCAAATAACAGAGTAGCTGCTGCTATATTAGTAAATAAGGTTACTTCAATTCCACCAGGAAATAAAACTCCGTCTTCTGGTATGTTAAACGCAAATACATCAGTGTTGGGTATATCTATATCAAAAAGAACTGTTCCACTAGTAGCGTCTGAAAAAGTAATTCTTCCAGCTCCACCACCGTCAGAAGCAACACTTATTCCTCTAAGTCTTGTTCTTCCTGTAAATACAACACCTGTTGCTGTTACTCGTTGGGCAAATACATCTGATTTAAAACTCATATCTTATCCTTTTTTAATTTATGTGGGCCCGGAGGCCCACACTAATTAATTATTATGCTTTTTTTAGTTCGTCTATTTCTTTTTTAAGATCTTTAATAGCTTGAACTAAAATCGGTATAAGTTTCCCTGGTGAAGCTTCTAATTTATCAGGGTTGTTTTTTAAAACTAACTGTAAATGATCTTCAACACCGTGTTTCTGTTGAACTTCGTCTAGTTCTTGTGCAATAAATCCGACTTCTTTAATGTCTTTTTTCTTGCCATCTCTAGTATCCCATACGAACTTAACAGGTCTTAAATCATTGATGAAATCAAGACCTATGTTTGCGTCCTCAACATCTTTCTTGTCTCTAGCATCAGATAGAGAAGTAATTGATGTTACATTACATCTTAAAGTTGCAATAGCGGCATCACCTAAAGTAATTTCGTTATTTACTGACTGCGAAGAAGTTACAGCGTTAGAACCAATACATGTGTTATTTTCACCACTTAAAGCTGGAAAACCATTCATAGATCCCTGACCTACGGCTGTATTGTTGAATCCACTGATTCTATTACCAGCACTTAGTCCTAAACACACGTTATTATTTCCAGAAATTTCATCTCCAGAGCCGTTTCCAACGCAAGTGTTTCCATGTCCTTGTTGATTAGGTGGACCAGCAAAACTACCTGTGTAATTTCCCATAGCATTCTGCCCAATTGCAACGTTGTCATTAGATTCTTGACCAGAAGAAGTACCTCTAAGAGCGCCTTCTCCAATTGCTGTAGAACTAAAGCAGCCTGAAGTGTTGTTAAGTACATTTCCCCCCATAGCTTGAGAAGCATTATTAGTTGGTACAATTAATGAACTTAAATTACCTCTAAGGTTAACTCGACCACCATTGACATCTACGTCAGTAGCCGCACCACCAGAAGGTGTAGCAAGTGTAATAGCTGTACCATTAAATGTTAATACATCACCACTAGATGCACTACCTTGTAATCCAGGTATTCTTAGTGAAGTTACACTAGGATTACCTAAAGTAATTTCGTTAGTCGCACTAGCACTTGAAGGTTGAGCAAATTGACCTATGAATGTGCAGTTAGAACCACTAGTAAGGTTACTTCCTGCTTCACGACCTATTGCTGTGTTATCATTGCTGGTAGCATTTTGTAATGCAGATTTTCCTATCGCAGTATTGTTTTGACCACTTATACAGTTTTTTAATGCGTCTGCACCAACAGCTGTACTACGGTCATTATTTTGACAAGCACGACCAGCGTCTTTTCCAATTAATGTATTGTCTTCAGCTCCAGAAGATAACTGCAGTCCAGCATCATTTCCTAAAGCAACGTTATTAGTTCCATCTGGATGATTACCATCAAGTTGAATTGTACCATTCGATATGTCTAAGTTACCTGCTCCGTTAATAGTTTGTCCATTAAGGTCTAAGTTTCCACCAAGTTGAGGTGTTGGATCATCAACAACCGCTGCAATTCCTCCTGCAGGTGCAGCTTGGAATGTAGGGGTAGAACCCGCACCATTTGAAGTTAAAACTTGTCCAGCTGTTCCATTTGAAATTCCTCCAAATGAACCATTGTCGTTAAATTGCATATTAGTATTTGATCCACCTGGAGAGTTTGTTGCATCAGTTTGAAATGAAGGTGCAACACCTGCACCATTTGATTTTAAAACTTGTCCAGCTGTTCCTTCTGAAATTGCTCCGAAAACACCGCCATCGTTTACTTGAACTTGGCCAGTTGTCCCTGCAGGATTACCTGCTGAATCATTGACCCAACTTAAAGTACCATTACCATCTGTTGAAAGAATCTGACCTGCAGAACCTGCACCATCTGGAAATGTTAAAGTTGTATCTGCTGTAATTGTTGCAGGCGCTTTAAGCGCTATATATTTTTGCTCGTTAACATTTTTACCATCTGTTATACGAACTTCTCCTTCTGTACCATTAGATCCTGCTACTATTGGACCTGTAAATGTAGTTTTTGCCATAATTTTTCTCCTTTTCCTAGTTTACCGAATACAGTCTCTAGGCCGTCGACTATACGCGTCTGTATTCTAATTAATTGTATAGTGTGATTTTTATACAATAATTTTTCATGAAGTGCAAGAAATCCCGTAGTGCGGATTGGATTTTTCCAACGATGTAGCTTTTTATTAAGTAGCTACTGAAACTTCTGGAGCCGAACCTTCAACTGCGTTCTGTGGGCAATTGCTGCTTCTTCTAGCTTGATCTTTGTGATGATCTCTCTAACTTTGTCATCAATTCTGACCATTTCAAGAGTGTATCTGTTGTTATCCAGAAACTCCTGTTCCCACTTCAACTCCAAGGACCTTTTTTGTTTGTAAAGGTCTTGTATCATGTATAACCTCCTCATAGGTTATTCTATATTTGTTGGAATCAAACGTATTATCTCCAACATGTTCCCATTTTATATCATTTACTCCTAGTTTGTCAACTATAGCTTGTTCAAGGGAAATAGGGTCGTCTTTAGAAGAGACCTCGAATTTTGCATAATAATTGTAGGCGTTGATTGTAATAAGGAACTTTTTCATATTTTCTTTCTTTATTTTAAATGTGGCGGAACAATGTCCCGCCACAAAATTTTAGTTATTACGCTCCAGCAGAAGCATACATACCTCTTGGATCAGAGAATCCAAAAGAGTATCTTTCTCTTGCTTTGTATCTAACGTTACCAGTGTCAAAGTCACCTTCCATTGAAGTTTTGATTGGTGATCTGTTGAACATCTTCATACCATTAGGTACATCAGTTTTGATATAGAACGCATCTGTATCAGTTAAGTAATGGTTAATTACATAACCTTGAGGTACCATTCCTCTAGATACGATTGCATTAATATCGTTATCTGCTGTTCCCGTTCTACCTTTTGATTCCATTAGTCTCTCTGCTGTAAACTGCTGATTAGGGTGAATGATTAATTTCATTCCTCTAGCAGCGATTTTTAGACCTCTTTCATCAGTGAAAGCAGAAATATCAATTAGAGATTGCTCTAATGATGTTTCGTTAAGGTCAGCAGGAGTTTGCAATTGGTTAGAGAACGTTCCAGCTAATGTAGGGTGGTTCACAATTGCTCCACCTGCATTATTACCGAAAAGTGATACTCCGTCACCACCTGCAAAGTTTCCATCGAAACCATTGTTTAGGACGTTAGCCGCTTTAACTTGTTTAGTATTAGCCATAGATCTTGCTAATGCTTTTGTATATCTAGACGCAAGTCTGTCATACAAGTTATCTTCAATTGCTTCTTCAGTAATTGAAAACGCTAAAGCGATTGTTTCGTGTGTGTAACGAGAAGTGAAAGTCTCTTGAGCATCATCAAATGATACACCTTGACCTTCAGCTTTAACTTGTGCGTTACCAAATCCAGATAACATTACTTCCTCTTCGAAAGCTCTGTCTGAAGATTCGATATCGAAAATCTCAGCGTGTTCATTCTCGTAGTTTTTATATTCCAAGCCGAACAGTGCGTTCAAACCTGGCTCTAGTTCTTTAACTAGTTGTGATCTTGATATTGCCATGTTTTATCTCCTATTCCTAGCTTAGCTTAAATACAAGTTACTTGCAGAATTAACTACAACGACCATGTTTGCACCAGCTGCTGTAATGTCTTTGTTCTCAGGCGCACCAGCGACTCTGACAACTTTCCACATTTTAGTTGCAGCTGCACCACCGGCAACATTTAAAAGTACAGTCGATTGACCATCTTTGTTGTCAGTAGCAGTAAACGATGTTACGTTAAAGCTTTTTCCGTTATTACTTGTTGGACATGCAGCGTCTGTTTTAATCATGTATTCTTGAATTGGATCGTCATTCACGAATGCCTGACCGTTGCTGCTTCCAGTATTATAGTCTACACCAAATGCTGTTCCAGCATCTACAAAATTAACAAATCTTGGTTTTTTAGTTGTGCTATCAACGTAAAAAATTCCGTTAAATACACCCACTAAAAGTGATTCAGTGGCGTTAGTATAAGTAGCACCACCTGCACCTGTGTCATCTGTAGTTGCGAAAGAAGCGTCTTGTAAAAAACCTTCTGAACCTGCTGCATCTTGCAGAGATACAGGATTGTTTTTGTAAAGACCAACACCTGGGGCTGACTCGACTAGGTATTCAGACTGACCGCCGATTGAAGGTGTGTTACCTAATCTTTCGATCATCTTTAAACCAAAGCCTGTTGTTGAGCTATTAGCCATAGTTGTTTCTCCTTTATGTGCCTGTCCCGAAGGACCTCCAGCACGATTTATTTTAATTTAGCGGATAGGAATTGTTAAAAAATTAACGTTTCTTTGTACCACCAAAAGTTACACGCGTTTGTCGATCAGCATTGATCGGCATACTAGGATGTTGTTCCCTCATAAGATCGTTGTCAATTGCTTCGTTTCTCTCCTGAGTTTGTCTTTTAAAGTACTCAGTTCGAGATTGTGCGATCTCTTCCGGTATCCTTGCCAACACAAGGCCACCAACTCCAATCACTCCTGCGTATTTTCCTTCCTTCATAGTAGGGTAAATGTCATCTGGATATTCATCAGCTCTCACTAATTCATAACCTGATCTTAATTTACCAGACATGTTTTTAGTATCGTCAAATCCTAAAACCTCTGTCCTTAGCCATCTATGTTTGAAACCCTTTGGCGCAGGTGGTGCATCTAAAGATGATGGGGGAGCCCATGTCGTAGGTCTAACCTCTTTAGCCCTAGACTGGCTTGCACGAGTGGTTTTTTTAGTTTCTTTTGTCATATGCTATACCTCCTTCGTGATTTTTAACTGTTTCGCATATTCTTCCAGTGGCACACCTAATTTTTTAGCGATTGCTACCTGTGAAGGTGTGAGAGACACAGTTTTGCGACCTGGTTTGACAGAACGTCTAGCCGAAGCTACAGTTCGTACAGGTTTGGTCGTTTCCCTTTCCTCGTTTGTATCAAATTTGTGAGGGAATTCAAGTCTTATTCTTTTATCAACTTCTGCGTAATATTCATCACTTGTTGGGTCAAAGTCTTCTTCATCCACTAGTTTTTTGTGTATATCAAAAGCAGTGTAAGTCATTGCACTGTCTTTACCAAACCAAGTATTTTTTTGAGCCCAATCCTGTGC